GAAAATGGTTACCCTTACAAGAGGTAACAAGACAATCACTAGAAGTGAATTAGATTATCAAACAAATAAAGTTATGTATGATTTTAGAGGTTTTAAACAAGCACAAGATGTTGTAAAAGAAGTTAAACAAGAAAATGTTAAAGAAGTAGATCAAACTTTTGAAAATGAATCAAAAGTAATAATGCTTAAACCTAAGAAGAAAAAAGCAAAGAAGAAAAAAGATGAATCAATTAATTAAACTTAAATTAAAGAAATGGTGTAAATGGGTGTGGATTAAAGCTAAAAATAATCCTATGTATTCAATCCCTGTTGCTGTTTTAATAATTTATCTATTGGTAAAATAATATGGCTAATTATACTGGTGCAAATGTAATAACAGCAAGTGATGTAACTAAGTATCAACCAGATGCTTTTGATTTTGGTGTAGCCTCAACTGATGCTGAAGCAGTTAATTTCTTTACACAAACTACTAACGATATATTCAGACAATTAAGAATAGAATGGTGGCCTGTATATAAGACTAATATATTCACAGACATTACAGTTTTAAATACTGCTGAACTTGTAAATACAAAAGTTAATTTAGATCAGTTTGAACGTGCTGGTGTTTATCTATTTTTGGGAAGATTCTTTTTACCAGCATTAACTAAATTCAGGCCAGAAACAGAAAAAGATAGATTTGAAAGAATGGCAGAATATTACATGAGTCAATACAACATGGAATGGAGAATGATCTTAGAAGATGGTGTTGAATATGATGTTGATGCAGATGGAACTATTGTATCAAACGAAAGAGAGCCTTTACATGGATTTAGAAGATTGATTAGATAAATGGCTTTAGAAGTAAAAATCAAAACTAATGCAGAGTTCATTAAAAAACGATTCAAAAGAATAGAGAGAAAATTTAAAAGCATTATAGAAAAAGGAATACTACAAGGTGGTTTCCAATTACTAGATATTATCAGAACTAAAACTGCTAAAGGAATAGATTTTAGAAATAGACCTTTTGCACCTTACTCACAAGGCTACTTAAAACATCTACAAAAAAAAGGCTATCCAACTAAAGTAGATTTATTTTACTCTGGTCGTATGTTGGGTGCTTTAACTCCGAGTGGAAAAACAATTAAAAAAACAGGAACAAATAAAGTATCAGTAGGATTCAGTAATAGTCAAATGCTTAAAAGAGCAGTATTTAATCAAGTGTTAGGTAAAACAAAACGTGAATTTTTTGGATTTAATGATAGAACTGCTAATATAATAGGCAGACAATTTAATAAATTTGTAGCCAAAGAATTTAGAAAGGCAAGAATATGAGTGTAAGAGAAGATATAGCAGCAAACTTACTGACAGTTATTTCAGATATATCTAGTCCAGCAATTAAAAAAGTTACTAGACAACCTTTCTTGTTAGACGAATTATCCATGCAACAATACCCAGCAGTTATAGTTCAAACATCAGAAGAAAATAGAGATGATAGCGAACTTGGAAGTGGTGCTAAAACAAGGCATGGAACTATTGATTTTGTAATACTAGGATTTGTTAAAGGTGCAGAAGCTAATATAGATACTGCTAGAAATGCTTTAATTACAGCTATTGAAACTGCGATAGAAAATGATATTACTAGAAATGGTAACGCACTTGATTCGGAAGTTATACAAGTAGAAACTGACGAGGGAAGTTTATTTCCTGTTGGTGGAATAAAAATGACAATCAGATGTATGTACGAATATCAATCAGGAACACCATAGGATAACTTATGAGCAATAAATTATTAGATAAAATAACAAAGAAAATAGATCAAATAGAAAAGATGCACGATAAAGAATCTATGCTTTGTGAAGAAGTTAAAGACTTAATTGATGAAATTAAAGAAAACTCTTTAGAAGAAGATGATGGTACTTGGGAAGAAGATAAAGATACCTTAGATGATGAAGACTTTGATGAAGAAGATATTGACGAAGAAGACGATAAACTGTAAAAGGACTTATGGCTAAAGACATTAAATTATATAAAGGTAATTCAGAGATTAAAATTAATGAAACTAACCTTGAACATTTTTTAAGTTTAGGTTATAAGCAAGAGAAAGAAACTAAACAAACTAAATCTAACAAGGACAAAAAGACATGGCAACACATCACGGAAAAGAAGGAGTTGTAACAGCTGGTGGAACAGCAGTTGGGGAACTAACTAGCTTCACACTTGAAACTACAGGAGATGTGGTTGAAGATACTGCTTTAACAGATGCAACTAAATCATTTGTAACAGGTAGAACTTCATTCTCTGGTACTTTAGAAATGCACTTTGACGAAACTGATACTCCACAAGAAACTTTACTTGCTGGTGCTTCTATCTCATTTGTTTTATTACCAGAGGGTAATGAGTCAGGAGATACAAGTTACACAGGAACAGGTATTGTAACTGGTATGAGTATCAATAATGCAATGGACGCAATTATTTCAAGAACTGTTACTTTTCAAGGCACAGGCACACTTACAATAGGAACTGTATAATCTAATTTATGTCAGTTATTGATAGAGTAAAAACTCATTTTGAAACTCTTAAAACTATCACTATTGAGGTAGAAGAATGGAAAGACGAGCATGGAAATGCTAGTGTATTTTATTCAGAGCCATTAACCCTTGAAGAAAAAAACATTATCTTTAAGAAGTCTAATAATTTTCAAGACTTAACTATTCTTGTAGATTTACTTATAATGAAACTTCAAGTTAAGAATGATAAAGGCGATATGATTAAAGCCTTTAGTCCAGAAGATAAATTTGCTTTAAGAAAAAAAGCAGACTCTAATGTTATATCTAATGTTGCCAATCAAATCCTTTTAGATACTAATTACGAGGACGCAGAAAAAAAGTAGATAGCGACCCAGATGTTAGGTCGCTTTTAGTTATTGCCGAACGATTACATCTGACAATCCAGCAAGTTCTTGATATGCCAATGAGCCATTATAATCTTTGGTTAGCTTACTTGAAAAAAGAACAAGAACAGTATAAAACAAATCAATCATTAGCTGATGCAAGGAATTTAAAATAATGGCACAAAAATTAAAGATAGACATTGTAGCAAAAGATAAATCTACACAGGCTTTAAATGGTGTTCAAAAATCTTTAGGTAGATTAAAGCAGTCTGTATTTAATCTCAGAAATGCTTTTCTAGGTTTAGGTGCTGGTCTTGTTGTTAGAAATTTAGTTAATACAGGAAAAGAATTAGAGAATTTAAGAGTTAGATTAAAATTCTTATTAAAAGATACAAATGAGGGTGCAAAGGCATTTGATAATATGACTAAATTTGCATCTAAAGTTCCTTTTTCATTAGAGCAAATTCAATCAGGTGCTGGTATTCTTGCAACAGTAACAGATAATGCTAAAGACTTACAAGAAATGTTAGAAATAACAGGTAATGTTGCAGCAGTAACAGGATTAGATTTTAGAACAGCTTCAGAACAAATACAAAGATCATTTAGTGCTGGTATAGGTGCAGCAGATTTATTTAGAGAAAAAGGTGTTAGAAATATGCTTGGTTTCCAAGCCGGTGCAAAAGTATCTATTGAAGAAACTGTAAAAGCATTTGAAAAAGTATTTGGTAAAGGTGGAAGATTTGGAAGTGCAACTGATGAATTAGCTAACACATTTGAGGGAACTTTATCAATGATTGGAGATAAAATATTTAATTTTAAAAAAGTATTATTAGAAGCTGGATTCTTTGAAGAACTAAAAAATCAATTTGGGGATTTAGATAAATTCTTAGAAAATAACTCTCAAAAAATAGATGAGATAGCAACAGCAGTTGGAAAAAATTTAGCTGGTGCAGTTGTGGGTGCAGTAAAACTAGGGAAAGATTTAGTTCCATTTCTATCTAAAGTAAAAGATCAATTAATAGGACTTAAAGAAACATTTGATACTTTACCAGCAGTAATGAAACAGGCTGGTATTATTGGTGCTTTGATGCTTGGTAAAAAAGGTATTTTAGGATTAGGTTTAATATTAAAAGCAATAGAAAAAGCAGATGAGTTTGGAGAAAAATATGGAGATAAACCTTTAGTATTTCCTGAAATAGCACCATTTGAAAATGAACTATCTATACCAATAGAACAAAAAGCAATTAAAAAAGTAAATGAAGAATTAGAATATACTAATATGATGATGAGAGAATTTGAACATGAGATGTCAGTTTCTATACCATCAGCAACACAAAAAGCATTAGAAAGATTTAAAGACTTAAATTCTGGTGCTTTAGAAAAGTTAAAAAACAAAACATCAGATATTAGAAATATTATTATAGATACAGTTGATAGTGGTATTACAAATATGTCTAGAGGTTTAGCTGTAGCATTTGTTTCAGGTCAAAAATTAACTGATGTATTAAAAAATATGGCTCGAACATTAGCAGTCAATGTTTTAAGTGCTTTAATTGAAATAGTTGCAAGAAAAGGTGTTGAACTTGCTATTGAAAAATTAATTACTGCTGAAAAAAGAAAACAAATGGCTTATTCATCAATGGGTGGTGGTGCAGATATAGGTGGTGGAAATATATTTGGGTCTATAGGTAAATTATTTGGTTTTGCAAAAGGTGGTGCAGTATCTAAAGGTAATCCAATTTTAGTTGGAGAAAACGGGCCAGAAATGTTTGTACCTAATCAAACAGGACAAATTACACAAAATGCTAGAGGAACAGGTGGTGGTTCAACTAATGTTACTTTTAATATCAATACAGTAGATGCTTCTGGCTTTGAAGAATTATTAGTTAGATCAAGAGGAACTATAACTCAATTAATTAATAACGCAGTAAATGAAAGAGGGAGTAAAAACTTAATCTAATGGCTGGTGCATTTCCTATATCAACTGCTAAGTTTGGAACTTTAGGAATAAAGTCAATTCAAAATACTATTATCTCAAAAACTGTTTCAGGTAAGAAACTTGCTAGACAAATAGATAATCAAAGATGGGCATTTTCAGTTCAAATTATTACTGCTAAAAGATCAGATGTTTATGGAGAGTTAATGGCTTTTATAGTTAAACAAAGATCAGGCAAAGAAAACTTTACAATTATCCCACCAGAAATAGAAGATGCTAGAGGTAATGAATCAGGAACAGTTTTAGTTAATGGAGTTCACGCAGTTGGAGATACAACGATTGATATGGACGCATTTGCTGGAGATGGTGCTGGAAGATTTAAAGCTGGAGATTTTATAAAGTTTGCTTCACATGATAAAGTTTATATGGTTGTAGCAGATGTAACAAGTTCAAGTAATGCAGCAACAGTTACAATAGAGCCACCTTTACTTGTGGCACTTGCAGATGATTCAATAGTTACTTATGATAATGTATCTTTCACAGTACACTTAACAAATGATATTCAAGAGTTTGGAGTATCAGGTGTAGATAAAGATGGTAATTTATATTATGAGTACCAATTTGATGTTGAAGAAGCCTTATAGATGAAATATAAAGTCAAGTATTGGATTAGTGTTGATTTCTTGGCTGAAGAAATAATTGAAGCTGATGATTTTAATTCTCAATCTTTGAATCACGGAAAGTATAGTGAACCATCTAAAAATGCTAATTATACTGTCAATGATTCAATAAAAGTAACCAGAAGAACATTTGAGGAATATGACGAGAAGCCTGACAACAGCGATAAAGAACGAACTAGCAACAAATGATATTAGACCATTCCATCTTATCACTCTTGGGTTCGATACTCCTATTAACATTACTGATTGTTCTTTTCCATTAACTTCATCAATATCTGGTTCATCAGTTACTTATCTAGCGTCAGATCATTTATTAGGCATATCAGATTTTTCAGAACAAACAGATGTAAGTAAATCTAGTATTACTTTAACTTTATCAGGTGCAGACCAAACATATATTTCAGTAGTTTTAAATGAGAATGTTATTAATAATACTGTAACTATTTATAGAGGATTGCTAGATGATGATAACACAATATTTGCTGACCCTTTTTTACTTTATAAAGGAAGTATAGAAAATTTTGAAATACAAGAACAAGAGAAATCAAGCACACTATCATTATCTATTGTATCTCATTGGGCAGACTTTAATAAAAAGAATGGTCGAAAGACTAATAATACATCACAGCAAAGATTCTTTAGTACAGATGTTGGAATGGATTTTAGTTCTCAAACAGTACAAGATATTAAATGGGGTAGAGAGTAATGCAAGATATTATATCTCTATACAGAAATTATTCTAAATATGACGATTTACACGATCTTGATTTACAACATCACATCAAGCCTAGTATATTTTTAAACCAATATAAAAAACATTATCACAACGATACTTTGGTTGGTTTTACTAATTGGGCTTATCTATCTGATTATGCTTTTAATCATTTTAAAAAAACAGCTATTATAAATTACAAGGAATGGAACTCTGGAGATCATTTAGTATTTGTAGAATTTATTGCTATTAAGAATGTCAGAAATATTTTTAAATGGTGTGTTAATATGGCTAATAAATTTAAAGGCATTAAAGATAATTTTACTTGGTTAAGAGTAGAAGATAATCAAATTAAAAGAATGATAGTTAAGGAAATATAATGGGTGGATTTGTAGGAAAAGTTATAGGCACAGTAGCCAAAGCATCAAAGTTTTTTGGAAACATGAATCCTTTGGTGTCTTTAGGTATAACTTTATTTATATCTTGGGCATTAAGACCAAAAGTTCCTGAAATACCTGACTTTGGAACTAATGAATTTGATGATTTTGAAAGAGGTATATTATTAAACAAACAATCCAATGACGCAAACATTCCTGTAATTTATGGAGAAAGACTTACAGGTGGAACTAGAGTGTTTATGGAAACTTCTGGAACAGATAATACTTATCTTTATATGTCTATCGTTATGGCAGAGGGAGAGATAAACGATATAGAGGAAATATTAGTAGATGATAAAGTGGTTACATTTGCATCTAGTTTTTCAGATAATACAGCAGTTGAAGTAGGTAGTGGAGATAGTAATTTTTATAAAGATTCAGAAAGTCTTATTAGAGTAGAGCCTCATTATGGAACAGATGGTCAATCAGCATCAACATTATTATCAACATTAAGTAATTGGGGAAGTAATCATAAACTATCTGGTTTATGTTATCTTGCACTTCGTTTTAAATGGAATCAAGACGCATTTACAGGAATACCAAAAGTACAAGCAAAGATTCAAGGTAAAAAAGTTGTAGCATACAATTCAGGTTTAGTTGCACAAACTGCTGCTTACTCTACTAATCCATCATGGTGCTTATTAGATTATTTAACTAATGCTAGATATGGAAAAGGATTAGCAGTAACTGAAATAGACTTACAAAGTTTTTATGATGCTTCATTAGTTTGTGAAACACAAGTAACACCATATTCAGGTGGTAGTGATATAAATATATTTGATATTAATACTGCAATAGATACATCAAGAAGTATTTTAGATAATGTTAGAGAGTTTTTAAAAGGTTGCAGAGGTTATCTTCCATATAATGCTGGTAAGTATAATTTAATTATAGAAACAACAGGAACAGCATCTATTACTTTAACAGAAGATAATATTATAGGTGGTTATTCATTATCAACACCAACAAAGAATGATAGATACAATAGAGTTATAGTTGGTTATGTTAATCCAGAACGTAATTATCAAGTTGATGAAGTACAATTTCCACCGATAGATGATTCAGGTTTAATAAGCGCAGATCAACACGCAACAATGAAAGCTGATGATAATGATTTTCTTTTAGAGGGTAGATTTTCATTTTCAACTATCACTTCTCAATATCAAGCTGAAGAAATGGCAGAGGTAATACTTAGAAGAAGTAGAGAAGCATTATCTTTAGGTATTAGTGTTGATTTTAATGGTTATGATTTAGCCATAGGAGATATTGTAAATATTACACATTCTAGTATTGGATTTTCTGCTAAACCTTTTAGAGTTATTGGAATTACTTTTAATCAAGATTTAACTGTAGGATTATCACTTGTTGAATACCAAGCATCACATTATACTTGGGCAACTAAGACTCAGGCAACTGCAATTCCATCAACTAATTTACCTAATCCATTTAATGTTCAACCACCAGCAAGTGTAACACTAGATGACCAATTAATTGAATACAATGATGGAACAGTTATTGTAGCTTTAGATGTTACTATTGGTGCAAGTCCAGATAGCTTTGTAGATTTTTACCAAGTAGAATATAAATTAAGCACAGATTCAGATTATATTATCTATGCACAAGGTTCAGGATTAAATCATAGAGTCTTAAATGTAATTGACCAAAATGTTTATGATGTAAGGGTTAAAGCAGTTTCAAGTATTGGTTCTAGTTCAACTTATGTAACAGCTACAAGAACTATTATTGGTGCTATTGAACCACCACAAGATGTTGAAGATTTTTCTTGTAATATTTTAGGACAAGAAGCACATTTATCATGGACACAAGTACCAGATTTAGATTTAGCATACTATCAAATTAGATATTCTTCTTTAACAGATGGAACTGGAGATTGGGCAAACTCTGTATCTTTAGTAGAGAAAGTATCAAGACCAGCAACTTCAATTAACGTACCAGCAAGAGTCGGAACTTATTTAATTAAAGCAGTTGATAAACTAGGAAACTTTAGTTCTAATGCAACAGCTATTATTTCTAATGTTACAGGGATTCAAAATTTTAATACAATAACATCAGTATCAGAACACCCAGATTTTGATGGAACATTAACAAATACAACAATAGTAGATGGTACATTAAGATTAGATTCTTCTGAATTATTTGATTCAGCTAGTGGAAACTTTGATGCAGAAACAACTAGATTTTTTGATTCAGGTGTAACTAATGCAGACTTCTATGCAAGTGGTAATTACTTATTTGCAGATATAGTTGATATAGGTGCTAAACATACTTGCAGACTTACAGCTAGTTTAAAACAAACTTCTGATGACCCAGATGATTTATTTGATAATAGATTAGGTTTATTTGATTCTCAAAATTCTAGTTTTGATGGAGATACACCAGCTAACTCTAATGCACATATTGAGATTGCAACAAGTGATGATAACTCTACTTACACAGCTTTTCAAAACTTTGTAATTGGTAATTATACTGCTAGATACTTTAAATTTAGAGTTGTTTTAACTTCAAGTGATTTAGCTTCAACTCCTGTGGTAGAAGAAATATCAATTTCAATAGATATGGAAGATAGAATATTTAGTGGAAATGATATAACATCAGGTGCAGCAACTAAAACTGTATCATTTACAAACCCTTATAAAACTGTTAATTATGCAGTTGGAATTACAGCAGAAGATATGGCAACTGGAGATTTTTTTATTGTAGAGTCAAAAACAATCAATGGTTTTAATGTAACATTCAAAAATTCAGGTGGAACAGCAGTATCTAAAACATTTGATTATATTGCAAAAGGATACTAAAAGGGATATAAGAAAACATTATGGCTCAACACGATTATAACATAGCAAACGCATCATTCCCTACAGTTAGAACAGATATAAATAATGTTTTATCTGCTATTAATTCAACTAATTCAGGTTCTTCAAGACCTAGCAGTGCTGTCGCTGGAACAATCTGGCTAGACACTTCAGGTGCAGCAACTGCACAACTTTTAAAAATGTATGATGGTGCTGCTGATATTCTTTTAGGTACTATTAACTTTACAGCTAACACAATAGATTGGGCAGATAGTGCATCAGAAGTTTCACTTGCTGGAGTAGAAACGCTTACAAACAAAACTTTAACTTCACCTAAAATAAATGAAGATGTAGTAGTAACTT